TTGCTCGATCAGATCGACTGGAAGAAGGGCACAAGCCTGAGTCTCAGCCCGAGCGAACTCCCGAGCCTCGAACAGTTCAGCGAAGCGCTAGCCCAGTAGCCGCAGCGAGCAACGACTTCCAAGCCCCGTACTCCCCCGCCTCCGGCAAAAAAGATGTTGGCGTGTTGATCCCCGTCAACATGCGCTCTCCGCTGGAGCAGGCGATGAATGCGCTCGAAGATCGCGTGGGCGATCTCGATAAATTCGTCACCAAAGAACTTGGCTACTCCTCGACAAAAGACCTGCACGATGCTTTCATGGGCTTGCAGGTGGACTCCATCGCGGCGGCGATCCACGCCATCGAGCGTGGCAAAGCCGTGATCATTGCCGATCAAACCGGCATCGGCAAAGGGCGGCAGGCTGCAGGCATCATTCGATGGGCGGCGCAGCAGGGGCACATCCCCGTCTTCATCACCAAGGCCCCTTCCCTCTTCACCGATATGTACGGAGATCTCGCCGATATCGGTACCGACGACGTAAAGCCGTTCATCATGAATTCCGACGAGTGGATCACGCGCCCGGATGGTTCCCGCGCCTTCGCCAACAAGCCGGGACAGCATCGCAAAGCCTTGGAACAAATTCGCAACAGCGGGCAATTGCCCGACGGCCGCAACGCCGTGTTTCTCACCTACTCACAGATCAACGTGCCGAATACGCAGCAGCAGGCGCTCTCCGCCATCGCCCATAAATCCGTTTTTGTTCTCGATGAGTCGCACAACGCGGGCGGCGATTCGAATACCGGCGATTTTATGCGCGGCGTGCTGGCCAACGCAAAAGGCGTCACCTACCTCTCCGCCACCTACGCGAAACGCCCCGATAACATGCCGCTCTATTTCAAGACGGACATGGGGGAAGCCATCGGTGACAGTGGCACACTCGTGCAGGCCATGAAGGACGGCGGACTCCCGCTGCAAACCGTGGTCTCAAACAACCTGGTCAAAGCGGGCCAGATGTTCCGGCGCGAACGCTCTTACGACGGCGTGAAAATGGTGACGAAGGTGGACACCGATCACCGCGCTGAACATACCAAGATCGCCGACGCTGCAACGGCTGCACTCCGTGACATCGTGGACGCGGATCGCGCCTTCCACAGCACTTACGTGGCGGCAGCGCAGAAGGAAGCGGACAAAGAAAACAAGGCCAACAAAATCACCGACGGTGGAAACGAAGCCAGCAAGAGTGTGCATCACACCGAATTCTCTTCCGTCGTTCACAACTTCGTGCGGCAGATGCTTCTCGGGATCAAAGCCAAGACCGCCGCCGACGATGCGATTGCCTCCATCCGGCGCGGCGAAAAACCGATCATTGCTGTCGATAACACCATGGGCTCGTTTCTCTCGGCCTACGTGGAGGACAAAGGAATCGGCGCCGGCGAATCGCTCGAAGATTTCGACTATCGCACCGTGCTCTCTCGCGCGCTCGAACGCAGCCGCTATCTGCAAGTGAAGAATGCGCAAGGCGATGTCACGAAAACCTACGTTCCGCTCGACAAACTGGACCCGGAGACACGCCGCGCCTACGACCAGGCGCAGAAAACCATCGACAAACTGAAGATCGATCTTCCCGTTTCCCCCATCGACATGATCCGCCAGCGCATCGAAGATGCAGGGTACTCCGTAGCGGAGATCACGGGCCGCGACCTGTCGGTAGACTATTCCGATCCGGAGAATCCGAAACTCTCCCGCGTTCCCGCACAGGAGCAGAACGACAAAGTAGAAACCACGCGGCGCTTCAACGACGGGCGGCTCGACTCGATTATTTTGAATGTAGCGGGATCGACCGGCATCAGCCTGCACGCTTCGGAGAAATTCGCGGACCAGCGCCCACGCCACATGATCGTGGCCCAGCCCGCGCAGGACATCAACATCTTCATGCAGATGCTCGGAAGAATTCACCGCACCGGCCAGGTGAAGCTTCCGGGCTACGAAATTCTCAACGCCGATCTTCCCGCCGAAAAGCGGCCCACCGCATTGCTTTCGAAAAAGATGAAGTCGTTGAACGCCAACACTTCAAGCAACACGGAGTCCGCCACGTCTGTAAAAGCGGCGGACATGCTGAACAAGTACGGCGATCAGGTGATCGGCAGCTATCTGGGCGACAATCCGCAACTTGCGCGCACGCTGAATGTCACTCCACTCAACGAGGATGGGACCCCCACGGAGGACATTGCCCGCAAAGCCACAGGCAGACTGGCGATTCTTCCGGTAAAGACACAAGAGGCGTTCTATAACGAAGTGGAGCAGCAGTACAACGATCTGATTTCCTATCTCGACTCCACCAATCAAAACGAGCTGGAGCCGAAAACCTTCGACTACGACGCGCGCGAAACCCGCAGCGAGGAACTGGCTCCGGCCACCAACTCCGAATCCCCTTTCGGGGAGGCTGCAATCTACGGGGAGTATTCCATCAAGTCGCAGGGCAAGCCGCTGACGCCGGAAGAAGTTGCGGAGAGCATGAAAGAACATCTGGGCGGGAAGAAAGAAATGGAACACGCGTCCGACCTCATCCGCGAACTGGACACACAGTTCCAGCCGTACAAAGCGAAACTCGACCCCGAGGGAGATGCCGTCGGTCACGCTGAGACCGTCGCCGCAACCGGAAAGGCATTCATTTCGTGGCATCCCATCGGCTCAACCTGGCGCGTCGAAATTAACGGCGACATCTTTAATGCGGCCGTCACCAACATTCGTAGCACCCACAAGGGCACCGGGAACCCGTTCGCCCTGAGCAAGATCAACGTCACTTTAGCGACTAACGGCTCTCTGCGCACTCTTTCAGTACCGGCGACACAGTTTGAACGCATCGAAGTCACCAAGCTTGACGACAAACCCGCTGCCATCTTCCGTGGCACGGCAAAAGAAACCCGCGAGACGGCGAAGATCATTACCGGCAACCTGCTCGCCGCCTACGGTGAATTGAAAGACACGCGCGGGACGATCATCAATTTCACTAAAGCGGATGGAACCACCGAGCAAGGCATTCTTCTGCCCAAGAAATTCGACTTCTCGAAAAACACAAAGGGCGACTACCGTTTGCGGGATGGGGCCCACGCGCTGAAGTTCCTGCGCAAGAGCGTCAACCCCCGCATTGAGGACATGGGAATCGCCAGCCGCGACGGAAACGTGCGCGTAGTGAACAATGCCGGGAAGATCGAGGTCGTCACGCCGAAAAGCAAAGCCCGCGGCGGAAAGTATTTTCTGGATCACTCGATCACCGACCTGACCGGGGATTTTGTTTCCTCGGGAAACACCATGCGCACGGCCATTCCCAAGGGCAAGGAAACCGCCGTTATTGACCAGTTAATGAAAAAGACGGCGCTTTACGCCTCGCCAAGTATGGCGGAAGAGGCGAAGGGGTTTGCGCCCAAAGAAGAATCAAAGCCCAAAAACGAAAAGCGTGAATCCCTTCTCTCGGGCGAACGCGGCGAGTTCGAACCCGTCAAGCTGGGGGAGTTTGCAAAGAAGGAATTCCAGAAAGAGATTCTGCCCGCCCTGGATGCCGCCAAGGTCACCTTGGCTCAAGCTGCCCGGAGCCTGCAACACCTGATCGCACCCCGCGCCGGAGTCTCCACCAGGACGCTCGACTCAGCCATGAGGCTCACCGGGCAGCGCGAGAAGCACCGATGGGTGCTCGAACAGACGTTGCAGAAATCCGCCGCGATGTTCGACAAGATGGGCAAGGACGCAGGAATAGAGTTCATCGACAAGTACAAAACCGGCGAAGATCAACCCACGCCGGAGTTGCAGCACCTCGCCGACTTCATGCGCAAGACGGATGAAGCGACGTACCGGACGCTGGTCGAAACCCAAGTCGCGAACCTCGGCCCCAAAGCGCAGAAGCTCTGGAAGCTGATGCCCGAGGAGGCCAAAACCGAATTTCTGCACAAGATCGCCGACTTCAAAGGCGATAAAGAGTTGGAAGAAGGACCACTGAAAGAACTGGCAGACAATCTCCTGAACTACAAAGACGATCACTTCCGCGTGCTCTGGGAGAAGATTCCCGGCAAACCGGAGTCCTCGGGCGCACGCGGACTTAAGGGTAAACGCCCACTCGAAGGCACCAAGGGATTTCTCAAGCGCTCTACTCTTTCGACGATGAGCGAAGGATTGGACCTTGGCGGCGAGCCAGTCACCTACAATCCCGTGCGCATGTTCGAACTCGCACAGGCTGACACCTGGCGCTACATCACCGCGCAGCAGATGTGGCGCGATGCCTATCTCGACGGCGGGCGCGTCTTTGTGAAGAACGGCCAACCCAAGCCGGAAGGCTTTGACTTCATCGACGACAAGATCGGAAACGTCCGCTTCCCTGCCGCCTCGGGCGAGGGTATGGTGCAGGCGGGAAAGTGGGCCTTGCGCGAGGACTGGCACAGGCTCTTGAGCAACATGCTGAGTCATGACTATATCCGCGAGTCGCTGATCGGCAAGGGGTTGATGGCAGTCAAAAATCATCTGACGGCGTTTCGTCTGTCGCTTTCCCCCTTTCATGCGATCACCACAACCGTGTCCAGTCTCGCGAGCCACATCGGACATGGCCTCGAAGAAGGCAACTACGCGCTTCGCAAATTGAGCGGAGAGCACCTGGTTGAAGCCGCGAAAGCCTTCATTACCACGCCGCTTGCCCCGATCAGCGATTACCGGCTGGGCACACTGGCCACGCGCTACGCAACCTCGCCGGAAGAATTCCTGAAGACGATGCGCGGCCAGGACTTTGTACAGCGCTACCCCGAAGCGGCTCAATTGATCGACGATCTCTTCGCCTCCGGCGCGAAACTTTCCCTGCATGAAGATGAGCGTATGCACTCCATCGAAGGCGTGCGGCAGGCGATTGCGGAAGATCGCTACCTTGCCGCGCTCATCAAAAGCCCGTTTGCTTTGAACCAACTGCTCATGCGTCCGCTCTTTGGCTACTACATTCCCCGCATCAAGATTGGCACCTGGCTACGCGACTACAGCCACGCCCTCGAAGATCATGCGGACGATCTCACCTACGGCACTATGACCCGTGGCGAGTTGGCGCGAAAGACCTGGGACACCACGGAAAACATCTTTGGGCAGATGAACTGGGATGCGCGCTGGTGGCACCGAACGTTCAAGTCCGCGATTCAGTTCGCGTTCCGGGCGTTCACTTGGTTTGCGGGAAACTTGCGCTTGGTGAAAGATGCGGGAATCGGGCAAACGAGGGAAGCGTGGGAGTCGGCAAAGTGGTGGTATGAAAAGATGGGCGGCGAGGAAACCGGGCCAAGTCACGCGAGTACCGGCCCGATCCCGCGCCTCGATCCCGCGTTCGGCAAACTCGTTGGTTTAGCCATGACGTATTTTCTAACCAACGCCGCGATTCAGTACGCGCGAACCAAGGAACTTCCGAAAGACTTCAAAGACCTGATGGCGGCGCGGATCGGCGGCTCTGACGTGCATGGTCACCCCTTGCGAGTCGTCCCCCCGGCCATCGTGATGAAAGACGCGCTTTCGCTCTGGGCGCATGGCGGCTGGGGTTATCTCCGGGCGAAAGAATCGGACTTGCTTTCGGGAATCTCCGACGCTGTAGCCAACGAGGACTTCCGCCACGCGATGATCCACAACCCGAAAGATTCGTGGTGGAAACAGCGCTACGATGACGCGGCGCATATTCTCGGCTCGCCGATTGGCGTTTCTACCTACCAGCGTGAGAAAAAGCAAGGAGAGACCCCGGCCAAGGCTGGCTTTGGACTGGTGGGATTTTCTCCCGCACCCTCGCAACTCGACGAAACGCCGCTGGACCGTGTTATAGGCCGCCTTAGCGCAGAGAAGGGCTACGATCCTCCGATGACACCGCAGCAAAGGGCGAAAGCAGATTTAGAACACGCAGCGCTCGGAGCGCTCCGCAGCGGCAACCCTGGACCATTGCAGCAGGCGGTCGCCGATCACGAGATAAACCAACAGGAGCGCGGGAAGTTGCAAGCGCGGGCAAGGCTAACCCCCCTCGAAGATCGGTTGGAACATTTCAACGCGAGCGAAGTGGCAGACTTACTCCATGTCAAAGGATTGACGGACGAGGAGCATCGCGAGTTGGAGCACATCCTGGCGAAGAAGAAAGTCCGCGCACGCCGCTATAGCTGGCAGCAACCCGTCGCCGTCGCGCAATGACGTTTCACCACGGAAGCCAGGAATGTGTGCCGTGGCCACTGAGGTGAAGCAGGAACGGCAGCACCATCCACCACAACACAACGACTGCGACAACGAAAGCTAAAACAGGCCTCTTCACGAGGCCGATCCCGCGATGAACCCGTATTCCAACTTCCGCCGCATGCGCGAAATCCTAGCACCACCTTCGCCCCTAAGCAAACTTTCGAGTCAAGCAAGGACGCTCGACCATGAAAAACAAAGACAAGAAGAAAACCGACAAGAAGAAAACCGGCAAGAAGCAAGTCCCGGCGCACGAACGCCCCTTAACTCCCTATCAAATCAAATTTGTCGCGGCATGGAACGGCGATATGAAGGAAGCCGCCATCGCCGCCGGCTCCAATCCGAAAAACGCCGCCTCGATCGGCAGCCGCACCTACGCCTTGCCGCAAGTGCAGGAAGCGATTCAGCAAAAACAGCATGCCTTTTTCACCAAGGTCGGAGTGCAACAGGCGCGCGCGGTCACCGTAACCCGCAACGACATCATCAACCGGTTGGACGCGCTCTCGCAAACCGCCGAGACCGACTCCGCCAAAGTCTCCGCGCTCAGAGAGTTGAAAGACATCTACGGGATGTCGAGCAGAAACTCGGCGCATGACTTATTCGCTGGCTGGACCGATGAGGAACTCGAAGCCTATCACCGCACTGGCGAGCTGCCTGATCGCTTTGCTTCCCCTGATGACGACGGCCCTATCCACGATGAAGCGTAATGCCACTCTTCCGCGCCTGGTTCCCTACCGCTTACAGTCCGATCCGCGCTGGGGACTGGCGCAAGCCCGCCTCGAACTGACGCAGCGGGCACGCTACAAACCGCCCGAGGATCTCAGCGTGAAAGTGGCGGAGCGGGACGCCAAAGCCGAAGAAGCCACGCGCGACCCCTACACCTGGGTGACCGAATACACCGAGACCTACAACGAGCATTGGGTAGAAGAACAGCGCCCATCGCCCTACGAGCGCTTTCCGCAACGCTGGAAGCAATATCCGATTCTCTACTTCCGCGACTTGTTCGAACTGTGGGAGTTGGAACAAGTGAGCTGGGCGGAGAAGTCCCGCGACATGATGGTGTCCTGGGCCGCGGTCGCCTATCTCACCGTGAACGCCATGCGCGTGCCGCATCGTGGAGTTTTGTTTCAGACCCAGAAAGACGACAAAGTCATTCAACTGGTGAATTACGCGAAGTGCCTCTATCGCCGCCAGCCGCAATGGTTGCAGGACGCCTACCCGCTCACCAAGCCCATCGATCTGCAACCGGAGCACTCGCTGAGCTTTGCGGCCGGCGGATACATCGTAGGAATTCCCGGCGGCGCCGACCAGGTTCGTTCCTATCACCCGTGGGGCTATCTGAATGATGAAAGCTCGTTTCAGGCCGATGCGGGCGAGTGCTACAACGAAGCGATTTCCGCAGTGAAGGGCAAGATTATTTTCAACTCCTCCGCTGGACCGGGCTGGTACGCCGACGCGCGCCATGACGTGATCCGCACCACCGACTAAAAGCAAATGAACGTTGCCGAAGCACTGAAACTTACCAGGGAGATGCCCGCGCAGTCGGAGGTGGAAGTTCGCCCCGGCGTGCGCTTGCGCCGGACCTCGGGTGGCATCCCTGTGCTTCGCCTGCACTACTCCGCGCATCCCGAGCGGAACCCGGAGTTGAATCCGGACTGGAAAAAGATCGAGCGCAAGAAATACACATCGCAGGCCGACTGGGATCGAGAGCAGGAGATTCGCGACGAAGCGGGCGGAGGAGAACTGGTGTTTGCCGACACGCTGGTCACCCACTGGAACAAGATCGTCATCACCGATCCGCGCTGGCGCCCCAATCCGAAGTGGCGCGTCGAAGGCGGATTCGACTACGGCAAAACCAACCCCACAGTGCTTGAGCGCTGCTACTTCGACCATGACGGCGTCGGCTACTTCTGCGGCGAGTACTACCAGGCGGGCAAGGAAATCTCGCAGCACGCCCCGCGGCTGAAAGACATGCAGGACATATTCCGGCTGGACACCTGCAACGCGGACCCGAGCATCTTCCCGCAAACTATGGAACAAGGGGTAGCCCGGCCCGGAGAATCCCAGGCTCGCGCGAAATCGATTGCCGAACTCTATGGCGAACAGGGGCTCGAAATCTTTTCCCCGTTCAGCGGCGACCGCTCGGACGTGAGCTTCGCGGCGCGACTGCTGATGCACTGGGCCGACCTCGAAGAACGCGAGCCCACCATCCGCATTGTCTGCCGGACCTCTTCCGACCGCCCGCAACCGGGACTCCACCAGTGGGACTCGCCGAACCTGCTCTGGGAACTGATGCGCATCCGGCGCGTGAAGCTCTCCGCGCAGAAACTCCTCTCGCGGAATTTAAGTGAAGCCATCGTCGACAAAGACAACCACGCCATGGATGCCTGCAAGTACGTCGTCATGTCGCATCCCGAGCCGACCCGGAAGCCCCTGCAGGAGCGCGTGGCGGAGCGCGTCGAGAAACTTTTCAAAGAACAAGACATGACCACCGCCATGCTCGGCCTCTCGAAAATCCAGGAAGAGGAGCGCGCCAAGGAATCCGGCCAGGGGAACTACTACGGCGGCAACATCCGGCAGCGCATGGCGGAAGAGGCGAGGAAAGGCCGGCGCTGAAAGGTTTTATGAAGATGAGAACCAGACTATTCTTGCTCGGGTTGCTCGCGGTCTCTTGCTCCGTCTCCGCCCAGGTGAATATCAACACCAACCTCACCACGGGGACGATGACGAGCACGGTCGCGAATCTCTACCGCACGGCGTATTTGCACTTCCAACTTGTGAACTGCGGCGACAACGTGCCGGTCATGCCGGGATCGGCGAACGCCATCGTGCAGGATTCGTTTGATCTGCGTCCCTCCGCGCCAGGCGCGCCCATCGTGGGCCAGATCATCGGCAACGACCAGATCACCTGCGGCAACGTGATCTCGACCTACTACCAGGTAACGGCGATGAAAGATGCCTCGCATCCTCTGCGGGACGGCATCCCTTACGTGATCTGCTCGGCCACGGCAACGCTTGCGACCTGCGGCAACCAGGCGAGCCTCGGAACATTCAACCTCATCAACGCGGACCCCATGAGCCAACCGCCTCCGGCTCCAGGCTTTTCGCAGGTGGTAGAGAACCCGACGAACAGCCAGACTATCGACCAGCCCTTCGGCACGCAAATGAACTTTGTCGGCACCATGAATTTCTGCTCGGCGAATGTGCTGTGTGGAACCGGCGGAGGAGGCTCGGTCAACCCTTACGGCATCGATGCTACGACTTGCATCGGACTCGACGCCTCGCTGCAAATCCAGAATTGCATTTACCTCTACGGCGGGATCATCA